CAGGGCCTCGTTATTCTACTATAACGCAGGAAGCAAGGGTTACATACTCTCGGTGAACCACAGCGAAGGAATGAGCCTAGAAACGCGCCGGATTCAGTCCTTCTTCGCGAGGCACCGGAAGGTGTACATCCTGGACAGAAAGTTCCACTCGTACTTCATGGACGTTTCGAACACGGTCGACCTTCAGAACACGCGAATGGACCAGGGCATGGACCCGTCCAAGCTTGACTGCGACACGGTAGCCCACAGGGACCTGTACAGGAGATTGCCACACGATCCGTGCGTTAACGAGCTGCTACCGATAACAAAACATTACGAAAGATGCGAATGCCTCTACAGGAGGGTGCTACCGCTGTTTGACCTCGAGCAGGACTACTCCGTTCTGGACAGGGCGTCTGACGCGTACGGCTGGGTAGAGAGGCAGGGGATAGCAGTGGACGCAGAGAGGTTCGTAGAGACCTACGGCCTGCTGTCCACCGACGTCTTCTTGAGGGACGGCATGGTGTACTCGTACTACAACATGTACAACGCGACGGGCAGGCCCACGAACTCATTCAACGGTATAAACTTTGTGGCGGTTCCAAAGACAGAGGAGTTCCGCAGGTGCTTCGTGCCGTCCAACGACCTGCTTGTGGAGTTCGACTTCGACGCGTACCACCTGAGGCTCATAGCGGAGCAGGTCGGTTTCAAGTTTCCGGACCAGCAAGAGTCCATACACACGCAGCTGGGCAGGCTGTACTTCGAGAAGCAGGACCTGACGGCCGAGGAGTATGCAAGATCTAAAGAGCTGACGTTCAAGCAGTTGTACGGCGGCATAGACCCAAAATACGCGGGCATAGAGTTCTTCTCCAAGATAGACGGCTTCATAGAGGAGACGTGGAGGCGGTACAAGCGGGACGGGTCAATAGCGCTGCCGACGGGAAGGCTGCTGCGCAGGTCGCAGGACATCAACAAGCTGAAGCTCTTCAACTACTGGATCCAGAACCTGGAGACGAAAAACAACACGGAAAAGATAGAAAAACTTCGCGAGTACACGAAAGATTGCAAGAGCAGGCTGATACTTATAACATATGACTCTTTTCTTTTTGATTTTAACTTACAGGACGGTAAAGAATTCCTGGTCAAGGTCAAGTCGATACTCGAGGAGGGAGGACACAAAGTCAAACATAAACACGCGAAGGATTACTTTTTCAAATAAATCACGATATTTATAATTACAAAAGGGTTATGACAACGATTACGTTAACGCAAGAATCACTAATGAACAGGCTATTTTGTAGCTTCACTCCAAAAGACAGGTTAGAGCAGAGGTTGGCCGAGATAAACGGTCAGTACAGGATACTATACAACAAGATCTTCGTGCTCGCATCCCCAGAATCAGAGGAGTACATGTGCACTTACAACATAGAGGTCGAGGGATCGGAGACCAGGATACTGGGAAACACCATCCTGCTGCACAGAAAGAAGGAGACCAACACTCTATACACGATAAACGCATTGAATACTTTGATCATGAGCCTGAACAGCGGCGTCATGGACAACAGGTTCCCAATAAACTGGTACGAGTACAAAAACTCGATGCTTCTCACCCAAGGAAACGAGTTCCGTAAGTTAAACACGCTGGTACACAAGATTGTTACCACTTCGTAGATCTATTTTTCCAGGTCTACTTCTTTTCGTATATTCCAATATAAACAATTATTTATTATATGGCAATTGATGTAAACGCCTTAAAGGCAAGGTTAGCTGCGTTACAGAATCCCAAAGGTGCAAAGGGCGGAGATCAGCCCAAGACGCTTTGGAGAGCAGCGGTAGGAAAGCACTCGGTGAGGATACTCCCATCGGTGTACGACAAGACAAACCCGTTCAAGGAGATGTTTATCTACTACGGGATTAACAACAAGACGATGATGTCCCCGTCATGCTACGGAGAGAAGGACCCGATCGCAGAGTTCACGCAGAAGCTGCGCAAGTCTTCTAACAAGGAGGACTGGCAGCTGGCCAGAAAGCTCGAGCCAAAGATGAGGACGATGGTTCCGGTGATCGTGCGCGGCGAAGAAGACAAGGGCGTTATGCTCTGGGAGTTCGGCAAGCAGGTTTACATGGAGCTGCTGGCGATCATGGAGGACGAGGACGTAGGCGACTACACGGATCCTATCTCTGGACGCGACATCACGATCGAGACGACGTCGCCAGAGCAGAACGGCACAAACTTCAACCAGTCCAAGGTTCGAGTTAGAACAAAGGTGACCCCGCTCTCCGAGGACGACAAGCTGGTGAAGAAGTGGCTGACTGAGCAACCGAACCCGGTGGACGCATACAAGCACTACTCGTACGACGAGATCAAGGCTAACCTGCAGTCTCACCTGAGTCCGGAAGACGAGGTGGCAGCGCCGGCAGCAGCTGCAGCGGCAGCAGAGGAGACCACAGGCGATCTTCCTTGGGAGAAACCCGCGGCAACAGAGGCAAAGAAGGAACCAAAGTCGTTCTCTCTGAGCACCAAGAAGACAGACACGGACAAGGCGATAGACGACCTTTTCGAATTCTAATCCAAACTAAACAGGTTTCATGGCAAAGGCAGAAAGGACAGAGGGGCTCAACGGAGCCCTCTCTAAAGCCATCAAAGGCGAATTCAACTTGGACAAGTTCAAGAAGTCCAAGAATTTATCAAGCACATCGGTAAAGTTCAAAGAGCAGAGGTGGATACCGCTGTCGAGCGCTTTCCAGGACACGCTGCAGATACCGGGCATCCCGATAGGACACATAACGCTGCTCCGAGGCCACTCAGACACGGGTAAAACCACAGCGCTTTTAGAGGCGGCGGTGAGCGCACAGAGCATGGGCATACTGCCCGTGTTCATCATCACCGAGATGAAATGGTCGTGGGAGCACGCCAGGTCGATGGGGTTCCAGTTCGAAGAGGTCATAGACAAGGAGACGGGAGAGGTTGTGGACTACAACGGATTCTTTCTGTACGTCGATCGCGAGAAGATGAACTGCGTCGAGGACGTGGCCGGATTCATGGCAGACATCCTGGACGAGCAGAAGAAGGGCAACCTTCCCCACGACATATGCTTCTTCTGGGACTCTGTGGGATCGATACCGTGCAGGCTGAGCATCGAGTCCAACTCGAACAACAACGAGTGGAACGCGGGCGCGATGAGCCAGCAGTTCGGCAACTTCATCAACCAGAGGATCATCATGTCCAGGAAGGAGAGCCAGCCGTACACAAACACGCTGGTCGCCATTAACAAGGTGTGGGTGCAGAAGCCAGAGGTCAGGATGGGACAGCCAAAGCTGCAGAACAAGGGGGGCAACACGATGTGGTTCGACGCGTCGCTTGTGATCACTTTCGGAAACATCAGCAACGCCGGCACTAACAAGATCAACGCGAGCAAGGGCGGGAAGACCGTGGAGTTTGCAAAGAGGACCAGGCTGAGCTGCGACAAGAACCACATCACAGGCGTCACGGCGGTGGACAAGCTCATCATGACGGTGCACGGGTTCATAAAGGACGACAAGAAGGAGCTGGACTCCTACAAGAAGCTGCACGCTCACGAATGGCTGAAAACGCTCGGAGGCACCGACTTCGATCTGGTGGAGGAGCCTAGCGACACGCCAGACATCTACGACACGGAAGACTAAAAACAAAGACATGAATAAAAGTTATCAAGACATCCTCGATTCGCTGACGAACGAGAAGGAAGAGCTAGGCATAAACTCCAAGGTCTTCATAGTGGACGGGCTCAACAACTTCCTGAGGTCATTTGCGATGATACAGCACGTGAACCCATCAGGACAGCACATAGGAGCTCTCACGGGGTTTCTCAAGTCGATGGCGTACGGGATGAGACTGGTAAGACCGACTCGTGTCATAGTGGTATTTGACGGTAAGGGTAGCTCTACTAACAAGCGCTACCTTTACCCAGAGTACAAGGCCAACAGAGGACTCAAGCGCATAACCAACTGGGACATGTTCGACAACCAGGAGGAGGAGAGCGACGCCATCAAGAACCAGCTCATAA